GCGAATACACCATCTTCAAGGGGCGTATTAAGTTTACCAACTTTGTTAGCTGCCAATCCACGTTTCATAGCAGCAGTTGATGCTGGCTTTGGTACGGAGGTGTATGGATCTACCCGTTTGTGTTTATTAACCAGTGCTTGATATTCTTCCCAATCCATTTCGCCAGCTTCTACTTTTTTTGCCGCTGCGGTTAATTCTGGCACCCTAACCGTCACATCTTTATAATGCATCCCTTGCCTAGATTTACCCAATTCGGGTACGCTATCTGCTTCGGTATCTACTGTAGTAGCTAATGATTCGTATAATAATTCATGTATTTTCATTTAGTAATTTCCATATTCATAATATTTCCAGTATTTAGCAGTAACTAATTATGCGACATTTCTGGAGTCCCCTAATGACTGGAATAACTACTTTACCAAAAAAAATTAAAGAATTATCCCAGTTTTAATTAATGTTCAGGTAGATTATTAAGCAATGATCGTAATTGTGAACTATTTACATCTGCCCGTATTTTTGCAACTGGTTCTTGATGTGATTCGCCCACTGTACTACGTTGTTTAATACTATCGAGTAATGATGCCCCGGTTGATTGCGTAGTTGAGCTATCATAACTGGAGTCTTCATCCAAATCGGTAATACGTAAACTATCAATATTAAAATCTAAGTCTATTTTCATACCAACGCCTGAACTTGAACGTGTTTTCATAAGTTGAAATTGATATTTTCCACGTTCGCGCATAGCCCTACTAGTAAAAATACCAAAGACATTATCAGCAGTTTGTATCTTAGATATCCCACCCGATATATGACTGTGATCAAATTCAACCTCATCAACGCTCCCACGATTTAATTGCGCAGCGGTTACGAAGACACATTTTTTTTCCATTGCTAAATTTCTAAGTTCTTCTGATACGTATTTGTCCTTAACATACAGATTTTCTGCGCTAATCTTTTTTCCATTTGGCATTAATAAATCAAGGTAATCAACTAGCAATACATCTACTTTTCTACCCATTTTAGTTTCATATTCTTTCAAATAAGATCTAATATCATTAGTAGTTTTACCGCTTGGCATATATTTAACTTGTAATTGACCAGATTTTTTTCCAATCATTTTAACCTGTAGTTCTACATCATCGATTTGTTTAAATACATCTCTGGTAGATATACCTGTCATCATTGAATCGATACGCATTGATACCAATTCTTCGGATAATTCAAGGGTTAGATACATGACATTTAATCCGGCAAGTGCCCAATTAACTCCTAAATTTGCCATTACTAAACTTTTACCAGAACCACTACCACCGCAGAATATATTCAATTCACCGCGATTCATGCCGCCAAATAGTTTGTCATCTAAACCTTTCCAACCAGTTGATACTTGTCCATTTTTATCTTTAATTTTCAATAACCGTTCACGCGGTGACAGAAAGTAATCTGTTCCCATATCTTTCTGCAATCCAACTTGAACTGCTAATTTTATCTTTTCCTCAACTGAGCCATATTCACCTTTTTCCAACATATCGGCAGATTCCAGAATTGCACGTTCTAAGCCTTTATGCCGTATAAATGTTTCAAATTCATTCATCAACCAATCAAAGTTGGCATCTTGCAAATCCTTTGGTTGCTTAAAATTAGAATGTGTTGCTGCGTTAATTATTTCATATGTTGGTAATACGCTATATTGTTCTACATATACCGTTAAAAATTCAGCCGCAATTTGCAATTTTCTGTCAAACAATGTATGGTCGAATATAGTTTGGCATCTTACAAAAGTAGTAACATCGGCTAGCATCATTTCCATATACAAGTGCTGTATATCATATCCATATTCAATATTTTGTTTCATGTTCCCTCATGACAATGCTAATATGTAACAACTAACACGTTGTTACATATATAAAAATTAAGTTACTAGTTATATGTCATAACTGATTCTGTATCACCGCTAGTACACTGCGATGTTCCAACGCATATATAATTACCCAATTTCACATATTTTTGTAATTCTGTGTTTGGAGTTGACCGTATATGCACTGGAATGTACACCAATCCCATTCGATAGGTCAGTAAATCTAACCCATCAACTAAGATAACGTCCACAATAGTATTGTTTTTTGATTCAACGACACCTACGTACTGCACTATATCTCCGACAGTTGATTTGTTTGGTAGGCATTTTATATTAAGAAATTTTTTACTAGCCGTATTAGAGATACCTAAATCACTCATGCACTGAATCACATATGCTTCATCATGCTCTAACGTGATAAAGACAATATTTTTATGCTCGGCAATTACATCAGTTGCGATTTCAAATAGCATATCAGTTTTACTACCGTCAGCATATCCATTAATAACGGTAAAGGTTCCAGGTTGATTGATCGATTCTTTGTTTGTTAAAAACATGTAATACTCCAGATTAATTATAAGGGTTTTAATTGTATAGCTATCGTTACATCAGTTAACTAGATGATTGATCCATTTCATAGCATAGTCTAATGACTGATAATACCATACCAGTTACCACTAAGATAGCATAAGTTACCAAACCAACTGTCATGGATACCATCACACCGGTCATTATACCAACTACCAAACATGCCACTAACATCAGGTATATCATTTTCCAAAATCGTATACGCCAGGTTATTAATTTCTCGTCAATTGATGTCATGCAATGTTACTCCTATTTGGCAGTTTGTTATATTGAAGAATTATTTTTTAGATTTCTCTGAACCATTTTTTAGCCCGTAATCTAATTTTCAGTGGATTAGTTTGCTTTGCCTGAATTATTAGCCATAATGTGGCAAGTCTGCCAAGTTTAACAACTGCATCATTGATATCTTTTACGCCAGTTGGCCAATCTGGCATACTAACTGACCAGCCATGCTCCAAAGCTTGTTCAACGGTCTTTGGACCTTCATGATCTCTATCTGGCACTAACACTAGTTCTTTACCTAGTTGTGTCAATGACCAATGTTGATTATCTTTTATTTCTGATCCCATTATAGCACACCCATCAATACTTATCGCATCAATTGGTCCTTCGCATATAATTACAAATTTCCTAGAATCATGTTGCTTATCAAGATTAAAAACGTATCCTGGTTGTTGTTCTGATAGATACTTTGGCTTTGCGTCATTAACAGATCTTGCCGTGTATCCCACTATTTTACCTTGGTGATAGAATGGTATAATTAGTCGATTATTAAATCCAGGACGTGGAGTCCAATAAAAATTATAATCTTCCAAATACAAATGCCTATTCACTAGATAGTCAACAATTGGCATTACCTTAACTGGTGGCTCATCCAATAGACTAAGTATTGGAACGGCATCAAGTGGCAATGCTCGTATATCAAACATAGGCAAGATTGATCCATCATATACAGCACTATGTTCGCTTAATAATTTGAGTGATTCTAAACTCAACTTGGATATCACGCTATCACTCATGCCAAGATGTCGCATAAAAATTTTAATATGCTTACTCAATTGACGACCCGGTTGCCAACTAGCTTTAAATCCACAATTAAAGCAAGAAAAACTAATAGCATCTCCACCATTTAGTATCAGACCACCCCGTTGTCTGTTATCAGCACAACATGGAGCATTGCCGGAAATCCAGCCAGATGGTGTCTTTTTAGTTTTTCTACCAGATATCCAATATTCATGTATTATCGTAGGAATTAACATACACCTCCTTACTAATTAATATATTGTACTACATAACCGTTACACTGTCAAGTATTCCAGAATAATTAATACCAGACACGACATCGGTACTATCGCCAGGTATTGCAATTCCACTCCAACTAATGCCAGCAATTGATCCCATTGAATAAGTAGATCCCATTCCTTCAACGCCAGTAACAACAATAATCACATCATTTACGCCATCGGCACCTGCTAATTGACTGCCTGGTACTTTTATCAATGAACCAATCATATAACTAGTGCCACTATTTCGGATAGTGACATAATAACTATCATTTAGGCGGCGAATGTCAAATGTTGCACCTATTCCAGTAAGCGACGTTGCTTGGTATGATACCCTAAAATAAGAATATTCACCAACTGGGATAGTAGTAGCATAAGGTATCACCCCAGTATATAACCCGTCAATGGGGCGATTTGTCCAAGAACCAAATGGTTTACCAGCGATCTTAAATGATTCAACTGTAATAGTATCATGTTTAGTAGCATCTAGCCACACTGTACCGGCGAAATTAGTTACATGTATGTCAAATGATACTACTTCAGTTGGAACTGCTTCATAAAATTTAACTGGAATGGAACTGGAATGGTATATTGGGTTACCATGTAAATCAATTTCAGCAACAAAATCTTTATAAATTCGTTCATCACGAAAGATTGGCATAGCATCACCAATTAATTCAATAGTACCCACTGCACCGAATTTAGCATCAGCATATAGCATAAAATCTTTATTATCTTTCACCGCACTTACACTATAGCGAAGGTATTGTGATGTCAACGTATCCAAATCTTCTTGTGGAATAGTTACCACACCAATACCTTTAAGTGAAGTAGCTAGTATCGAGTATGGACTATTTGGCAAGCCATTACCAGCTGAATCCATAATATTCAATGATAAATTACTTATAGTTGATAAATCGATACGTTTTTGGTCTGGGTTTTTAATATCAAATTCGATGGTATTATCTATCCCGTTATATATTTTTATATTTCTTTGATACACGTTTGTAAACTCCACGGTGAATCCAGGTAGGTCGGCAAGTAGCTCGATTCTATTTGGGTATAAATAACTTGATATTTTTTGCATATGGCAAAATCCTGTTGATGTATGATAGTTGACAACTATCTGATTAATATATTTATCATGATGTCGTATGCTAAATACTTCAATGAAATCACTTACACATGACAAATTTAAGAAATAACATAGAACATAATTTCCCATTCATAAGCGTATTAACATATGGCGGCAATGAATACATTGGGATAATAATTAACCAAGATCAATATGTAACAAGTTTTTACGATTACAATGCTATCAAAACTGCCGAAGAAAAAACATTATTTTTAGAGATTGGTGAAATTTGGTGGTGGGAATCCAATCGTCAATTTCCAATTTCTATTTTTTGTAAATTTCAATTGGTCCCTTACCGGCATACTATAAAGACATTTAATAGCAAGGATACTCGTTTAATACTAGGACCAATAGTTAATTTAATGACGCTAAGTACAAAACGAGTCAAACGGACATCAATTACGTTAGTTAGAAATACGAAGTAATAATTCTTCTAATGTTATTGATACTAATTTAAAAAATCACACGCTATATTTTTAATACACCGGATTCTATCTGTTCACACAACAAATTCATGTGTACAACGATAGCCATTGCGTAACTATGAGAATGGGACCGTTTAAAAAAATACCCCTGACTAACGATAGGTTCGTTCCAGATCTCGTTCATCACTGTATTCCAATCTTTCCCAATTAGATACCGTTTTGCTGGTCGAATCATTGATAGGACTGCAGCTAATTGTACCACCGAAGTCGGTTGGGTCTGTCTCAGAATATCGCCATGCCCGTTCAAATGAAATAGTAGATTCGTAAAATCGTCTTGTAGCAATAGTTCCCATATTGGTTCAATCTCCATTAGTTTTAATAAATGGTCATTATCCTTAACGCCATTATATACATGAACATTTAAAAAATCAAGTTTAAAATATCCACGGTCTTCCGCATCTTTGTAATCAATTGTACTTAAATTAGCAAGTGGATCATGGGGTATTTGATGAACATATACCCCAGAATTATGAACAACTAACCCCGTGTCAGTAGTTCGTGAAGCTATTATATGTTTAAATTGCGCCAATGCTAACTTTCTATCGGCGAAATCTATGTCAATATCTGGCCTATGCATACATATAATCCACTAATTCATTGGTCATTTATTTCTATCCCGTGCTGAGTTAAGTAGTAGTGCCTCCACGTGTAAAGCATCCATCAGCAAATCAGCTAATGCTTTTTGATAACCTTCAATGAAACCTTTTTCATATGCCTGTTTAATGTTGTTATTCATATAATCATTCCGGTTGTGTTTTTCGTGGCGTTGCAATGAGTTAGTTCTTACAACGATGATTCAGTAATCACCTGCTTGACTAAGTCGATATCTACCGATATTCGTTTAAATCTAGCCAACCAAAAAGGTGGGTCAATGGCAAAACGAATTGCGTTTAGTTGTTCATCACTGAATCGTTGTAATAATGCTTTACCAGATGATGAATTTAAAATTAGCCAAGGACTGATTTTACCATCTTTAATATCGTAGGTCGCCCTAGATAAACTTACTTCTAAAAAATAATTGTCCCATACTGAATTATTAGCATCTGCCCATGCTACCATATGGGTAACACTTCTTTCAAGTGCGGTTACTACATTTTCAGTTCGTAGAAGGTCAACTACATACTTATCATACAATGCGTCACGAGACCAATGATCTAACTTAACTCCACTTTTTATCACATAATCAATAAATTTATATGGGTACATTGGTTTAACATTATTAACGAAACTGCCAAACTTTACAAAACCATTATAATATGGACTTTTACAAAAATCAGCATAAGTTTTATCGTGTGTGCCAGGATTGGTTGATTTATAAAATTTATTAAAGGCATCAAACGCTATAATCACATGCTTTTCTTGAACTGCAATAGCTCGGCGTTTTGGTTCACATACATGAGTTATTAACGTAGTATGCCGAGTATAGCCATGATTACAATATTGACAGACATAAGGTGCGGTAGTTACTAGTGCCATCATTTTTTTAATAAATTTTTAATTTCAACAGTGGTCATCCCGTGCTCCAACGCAAGTAATTTGAATTCGGCATCTGGCATTAATAGTGTCAATAAATCAATTTCACTCATTTTCTTACTTGGGTACATTTCAGCTAAAAATTTCAGTTTCTTATTATTGGTAGTATTTTTTTTACTATTACCAATCCATTCATGATAGTAGACTGTTTTACCATCATAACTACACATGCATAATAATAACCATAATAACTTTGGATGCTTTTGAATAGTAGCCCAATCTTTGTTAAAATATTCATTAACCGTTAGGACAAAATGTTCTTTTAGTTCACGATTCCCACGTTGAACATTACTGATATATCGATTAAGTCTAAATAAATCACCTTTAATAACTTTTTGCTGAGATTCACCAGCTGCATCCCATAATTCCCGGACATTCATATCTACAGCAGATAATATCTCGCGCAATTGTAATTTGTCAGTCATATCATATCCTCAATTAAAAATCAGTAGTATTAGCAACTAAAATTGCATCAAATGATACCACGGTACGATGACCGGCACCCGTCCAAGGATATACGGTATGCGGGATGTAACTTGGAAATATCACGCATGCAGCTGGTTCTGGCATAGTTCGCCAGGTATCAGTCATTATAAATTTACCAATATCTTTAGTAGTTGGCATTCTAAATTCAATTTGCCCATCTGTATCATGCGTATGATTAATATCAGGCATACTGATATATATATTCCCACTGATATTGCCGACGTGGGTGTGCATGGCTTGATATCCACCAGACCATTGTCTAATAGTGCTTATATTGGTAATAACTGGGTGGCAATAAGTTAAATCGTTAACTTCTGATTGTGCGGTAATTATATCCATATATTCCTGACACATGCCGGTTATCCAAGATAATAACCAAGGTATATCTAAATCAATTGCACATGGATATATCTGTAATTGAGTTCCACCTTTTAAATTACCTGACATATTAGTTTGATATATATCTGGATGTTGGTGAAATGCTTCTACTAAATTATACAATTTACTAAATTCAACAGGCGGCACTTGACTTACTGAAATAGAAACAGGTGAAAAATGAGCAGTTTTTAACGTCATATATAGTTACCTTAAATTAATTTATCTAAGTGAATCAGTTCACATTGGCGAGATACCTCTTTTACAAAGTAAGCACAATCTGGCTGCGGTTTGTTATTCAATGGAGTTGCTAATAAATGACCATTTTTCATTTTGGGGAAATACCATTTTACATCATGATAAAAATTTATAATTTCTATTGGTCTAAATTCTAGTCGAAATGAACTGATTGGATTGAAGATAAATGCTTCAAATCCCCTATCATTGAGGCTTGTCATTGGTAATATTTCAATATTAGTAGCACTGCTACTATCACCAACCGCAATACACCAATCTAATGGCATCGTCACTTCATCATCGCCAATTCGTAAAACAATAGCAGGAGCATTAAATGATTCCATATACACCAACGGTATAAAGAAAAAATCTGGATCTTGCGGGTTGCTATTGTCCAAAATTGAAAATCGCGTAGTATCGGCAACTTCCATTGGTAGATTATTTAATGAAAAAGTAGTATTGTCAAGCGTTAATATATTCATGAATGCTCCCTATAAGTATTGTATATTGTAAATTTAGCAAATAGTAAAAAAATTAATCAAGTTCTTGTTATATCCCCAGATAGCTAACAATAGCGTTTATTCACTTCCAATCGACCTTTTTTATTGTATATGGATACTTAACTTCGTCGTAATATTTCTTTCTTGCTGTTAAATGCCGTTTTGAAAATTTACAGGTCGAAGTGATATCATAAATTTCAACCGATTCTTTATCGAATCCTTTACGTAAGCCACGACCAATACTCTGTATCACCCTAGTAAAACTTTTTCCAGGTTCTAATAATATAAGATTATTAATTCGAACAATATTTAACCCAACAGCAGCTACGCCATAAGTTGCAACAATGATTTTATCAGTACTGGTACTAACTTGGTCATATTCTGATTTTCTATCTTTAGTTTTTATCTTACCTGAAATGAATACTGAACCGGGTATTGCGTCAACTATCGCATTACCGGAATCAATGCGATTAACCAACACCAAGGTATTGCCACTTTCCGATATAGTGGAAATTAATTTACTAATATATTTCATGCGGTCGGCATTGGTAACTAAGTACGCCAATTCATCCGGGTATGATTTAAATGCCAATACATCAATTAATTGTATAACACTAACATGACAACTAGACAGTACGCCCATATCTTGTAAATCACTAGCTTCTAATTTTCCCACCACCGGGCCTAAACTTGCAAAAATACTTTCATATTCGTAAGCTTCTTTTGGAATCGTACCGGTCAAGCCCCATCTAACTGGGGCATTTTTTAAATTTTGGGTCAATAAACTCCGCAGTACTTCGGCTTTTGCTACATGACATTCATCAATTATTACAGTTTTTACATCTTCTAAAAACTCAGCCAATGTCAATATATCAGTTTCACTATTTTTACTTTTTTTATCAAAAATATTTAAACTTTGCCATGTACAAATCGTATGTGTTTTATATAAATCTTTTCGATCTCCATAATATACACCAACATCCAATTGGCAATTAACAAAATCTTCTTCAGTTTGTTCAACTAATGATTTATTTGGCACAATAGTAATAGTTCGGCCAAATTTTTCACATTGTTTTACCATAGTCGCTATCGTAATAGTTTTACCTGACCCAGTTGGCAATGACTGCAAACTTTGTGGATTTTCAAAAAATGTATTGATGGCAGCAACTTGATAATCTCGTAACATAATAGGTTCACCAGCAGCCGGATGCCCAACTGGCCATACATTACCACGATCGGCCCAATATGACTCAGTAACCTTATCAAATGCCAATGTGATTGGAATACGTTTATCATCAACATCATCAATAGTTATCCCCATATTATCGAGGATTGCTAGTATTTTTTCTAACTGACTCAAATACCCATTACCACCTATCCCAAATAAACTTACCATACCATCCCAACGACCAAGTTTAAATGCTGGTTGATATTTTGCATATGGAATTTCATACTTAAAAGTAGCTGCTAGTTTTTTTCTTGCGTCCAATGGTAAATTTTCTAACTTGATGTTTACCTCATCACTAATAACTAATCGCACTGTCATAAATTATCTCTCTGATATTAATAAATTGTTGGTGAAATTAATTGCTCGCAATCTGAATATGTTATCACCAAGTCACATTGCGAAGCATATATAGCTGATGTACTATGTCGCAATTTGGCAAATGACACAACACTCATTGGCACCCAATCATTCATAAGAAAGAATGTCGGCAATTTATCATGGGTTATACCAGCTACCTCGGTCGCAGAACTTAATGATTTATCATATTGGTTATTAACAATTAAATTATTAAATTCATCACCTATTGCTGACCTGGGTAAAGTAACATATATTCCAATGTTATTGATATTATTTTCACCAAATGCAATAGCTAATTGTTGTAAATTTGCAAGTAACATATGACACGGGTGCCTAGTATCAAATATAAATAATATTGGCAAACGCCGTAATTCAATCAACGAAGTGATAATATCACCAATTGAGTGAATGGCATCATCTACCCATATTCTAGCATTTGTCCTATTGGCTATCATACCAGTTAATGTGGCATCATGCAATACATTACTGGTGTATTGATACCTAGTACTGCGGTCTGATTCAATAAGTGCGGTAAGCGCAGTATTACTTTCAGATTCGATGTAATTACGCACATTATCATTAATACACAACTGATTAATAATAGTATCTTTGTCCCAGGATTTAATTATAGCGTAGTATTGTTGTAAATCATCAGAAATATTAAATTTATAAGATTTAATAGCATCTAAAATAATAACAATATTTTCCTCAGTTAATCTGGCAACATACGAGTCATTTTCATGAACCATTCGTAGTACACGCATATCACAAAGTTTATTTAATTTGATACTCAATGATTTCTTGTAGATAACTGACACATGGATAATCTCATCAACAATATATACATCATTTGAATTATATTTCATGGAATCACCAATAATGGATGGTAGGCATTATACCTACCATCCGTTGAAAACTAGTAAAAGTTAAAGAACGCTATCTTCTAGTCCAGCGCAGCGTAAGCGAATAATATTGCTTAACGCATATGATTTTTGGTCTAGTGCTTTACTAACACCCAGCCATTTATTTCGAAGAAGTGCGTATTCATTAATCATTTTTTCAAAATCGACAACATCTGCCTCACCTTCGATATATTTTTCACAATCACGACTACTTAAAGCACGTTGATAATGTTCTAGATATTTTCTAAAATGATGACTTTTTAATCGGCGATGCTCAATATTAAGGTATTCTAAAATTGCGTCAATTTCTTGAAGCTGTGAATACCGATGTTCTACTATACCTGGCATAGCCGCTGTGGCTCGTTCAATGTTGCCAGTAATTTTACATTCATATTTTGCTTGAATTAATTCAACTTCAAAAAATGAAATGCTAGCAGGGATTTTAGTTATATCAGTAGCTACATCAGAATACCAACTCATCAGAATTGCAAATCTTCAATTTCGTCATCGTCAGTATCATCATCCTCATCAAGATAATACGTGATAGCTTGGTCTAGTACTGGATCTGACCCGATTGCCCCTTGCAATACTCTTTCCCGCACTCCATAATCTGCCAATAATTCAACATACCGTTCAGCAACATCTTCAACTTGTTTCTTATCGATATAATCAGAAAATAATAACCAAAAATCGCCAATCTGGGTTTCATTCAGCATAGTCATCTTCCTCGGTTACGTTAATATCAGTTACAGCAATATTTGCTGTACCGTTGGCTAATTCCAACATAATTTTTTCTAGTGTTTCATTATCATTGCGTTCCCAAGCCTTACGAAATTGTTTAATGGACGTACCATCAGCTGAATCATACCGTAAACTATTGCCATCTTTTTTCAATAAACCTTTATGTTCAAACACTTCCACCAACCCAGAAAACGGACTCATTCCAGTTGT